CTATTTCGCGGCAATGAGCTTGAATCCCTGCCCGCGAAGGTCATCATACTCAGTCGTCATGCGTGCATTTTTGTGGCCTAGCATGGCCTGCGCGAACTCGGCGCCGTACTCATCCCGGTACATCCGTTCTGACAAGCTGCGTATCTCATGAAACGATGGAGGAGTGCGCCCATCTGCCGCTTTGATACCGACGGAATCCCGAATCGCTGCAAACTTGTTCGATATACCGTTGAGGGATACTGGGTCGCCGGGCCTGGCCGATGCCTTGTACGCCGTGTGATGCACCATGTATTTCGTCTTGATCAGATCACGACATCCCTGAATGACGTCGTGAATTGACTTCCCATAAGCGGACAGGACGATTCGGCCGTCAAGTTTCAAGCGGATCTTCCCTTGCGACTTCCCCTGAACGACATGCAAATAGCCCTCGGCATAGTCTGAGAATTGCAGCCCTGCGATATCCTCCCGCCGCTGAGATGCAACAAGCGCCAATTCCATGGCACGTTTTAGCCACAGCGGGGCGGCTGCATGGATCAGCTTGAACTGTTCAAATGACAGGCGTTCGCGCGAAACATCCTTCTTCGGCCTGTACGTGGCCGCTGCCGGGTTCTTGCCGGCGTCGATATAGCCTTTTGTCTCAGCCATGCGGAAAACATCCTGAACGCGGCTACGCATCAGCCTGGCGGTGCTGACGCCACTTTGGCCGGAAACGTCGTCAATGAACTTGGCAATGTGTTCGGCGCCGATGTCCGGTAGCTTCATCCAGGCGAACTCAGCCGCGGCGATTCGCTCCAGGTAGCCTGTGGCTGCGCGCAGCGTCGATTTGGCCGGGCTCGTCATCTCTGCCCACATGTCCTTGTACAGCGGAACCCACTCCGCCAGGCTATATCCCGCCTTTCCAGAAACCCAATCTGTCAACGTAGACTTGCGCATGCCGGCAAGTGCAGCGTTTGCGGATCGCGCCTCAATGATCGCTGCAGCCTTGTCCTTACCGACGCCCTTGCGTTCGCCGCTGATCGGATTCCGATAGTAGTAGTACCCGTTGGAATTCGGGTAGAGGTTAGGCGGAAGATTCCGGTTTGTTGCATTGCGCCTACGCCCCATTAATCGCCTCGATATTCCGCGCCCGGGCGCACGTACCAACACTTCCCCATTTTCACCGGCTGCGGCATGATGCGTCCATTGTGGATCCAGTTCAGAAGCGTGTTGTAATGTGGGCAGTCTTCGCCAAAGCAATTCAATGCCCACGACTTCAGCAGAATAAATTTTGGTGCTGTACTCACTTTATTTCTCCTTGATTCCCAAGGCCTGCCTCAGCGCAATCAATGGCGCTTGCAACTCGGCCGTACACTTGCGGCATGGATGAATGCCAATCACCTTTTCCACCTTGAGAGCTCCGGTAATCCCGTCCGTCTTTTCCGGCTTGTATGGTGTCACCTTCGGCGTCGTATAGGAGAGCTACAACTTGCTGCCGCAAGCTGTACAGGCAAAGCTCGTTACGAGGTTAAATCTGTGTGCGTCGCTCACTTCACTCTCCCTCAGTGCCTGGTGCTGGTGGCGTTGATTTCATAAAGCAGATCCAATGCGTATCGGCGCGCTTGCCAGACTTGTGGCCGAACAGCGGCTTTTCTGGCGTCAGCGCAAGCACTTGGCTGACCTTGATCTGAATTTCATTCCACTTGAAAATCAGCACGCCATCGTTGGCCAACACGCGGAAGCACTCAGCAAAGCCTTGTTGCAAGTCCTTTTGCCAGTCGGCATTAAGCGCACCGTATTTCGCCTTCATCCAGCTTGTGTCGCCAGCCTTGCGCAGATGCGGCGGATCGAACACGACCAGCTTGAAGCTGCCATCATCAAACGGCATGTCGCGGAAGTCCATCATCATGTCTGGCTTGATCTGCAACGTGCGACCATCGCACAAGACATGATCCTCAGCACGGATATCGCCGAACAGCGCCAGCTCATGCTGAGGATCGAACCAGAACATGCGGCTTCCGCAGCAGGGATCGAGGATCAATTTAGCCATCCACATCCCCTTTGCTGGCAGTAGTAGCGGTGATGCCGTGGGCCTGCTCGATGGCTCGGGCGAAAAAGTGCAGATCATGCTCATCAATCTGAGCGCCTGTCGGAAGCAACCCGTCGATTGCGCTAACGCTCAGCGGCTCCCGCTTCACGCTGGCAATGGCGAGTTCGGCGTAGGCGCGCATATCGGCAGCAGTGAATGTGTATGGCACGCCCTGCATGTGTGAAGCGCTGTATTCTGGCAACTCCGGTAACTGGGGGCTCATGGGGATTCCTTGGTTTGTCATTGCAGCCTCGATGGTTTTTCAGAAACGGCCCTGATCTGCGATACGACATGCTCGTAGCATTCAGCGTCGGAAATCTGCTTGACCGCTTGCAGAAATCCGTCGATCGAGTCCGATGTATTGTCGAATTCAATGTCGATGCTCATACCGACTTTCTCGCCGTCCAGCAGGGTAATTCGGATAACGTGGTCAGTCATGCTTTCCCGCCTCCTTTGCTGCGATAGCTGCATCACAGACTTCGTCTAGCGCTTTTGGGTCGATATCGCCTCTGGAATCCATGATGCGCATAGACGCGAACTCTTCACCGCACTGACGGAGCCATCGATAGCGCGCCGCGTCCTTCGCATCTGTGGATGGCGGGGCTTCTTCGATGACTCGTAGTGCTTCCAGCCAAGGGCAATTCATATTGCTGTGCTCGCCGATTTCTTCATTGAAATATCGGCTGATAGCGTCAGCAAGCTTGTCCGCAATTTCAGCGTTGTAATCACGCTCATGCAAGGTTTGCTCCCACAGCTTGTCGTCGCTTGGCCGCATTTCGTAAGCCGGAATCGACCGCCACTTCCCCGCACCATGAATATTGTGCTCAGAAATGGCATCGTTGATATGCGCCTGCGCTTCGTCGTGAGTAGACGTTACGAATTCTGGATTGCCGTTTTTATCTACGATGACGAATGCAAATGGTTCCACCGGCTCCGCACTTACAGGCGCTGGAGGGGCGGTGTATAGCGCAACATCCTTGCGGCCCGCAGACTTCTTCAACATCGCCCCGTTCTCAGCGACTTCATTTCGTGCGAGGCACTTGAGGGAAGATTCGGCGACGTAGCACACCGGCTCCGCGCTGCCCTGCATGGCGCGCAAGCGCTCGACCTCGGCGATCAGTTCCAGGACGGCGGAAGGGTTGGCAGCGGCGATCCAATCGGCATCAGGATGACGCAGCACCTTGTCGGGATCAGCTTCGATCAACTCACTTGCCGAATACAGGATGCCGCCACGCTTTCCACGCGGCAGACCGTCAGGACATAGCGCGAAGCGCGGCTGTGCACCTTTCATTCCATGGCGGGAAAAATCCATAACGACAGTGCCTCCGCCGTGTGGGGCCATCAAATCAATGCGGCCAGAGGTGCTTTGACGCCAGCTCCATTCGCCAGGCGTCGCCGCCAGCGCAGCCGCTTTCAGTCGTTCAATGTCTAAGGTCATGGCTTACTTTCTGGTGGGGTTGTCGATGCATTCCATGGCTACTTCGATGAAGAGCGCCGCTTGCTCGGCATTGATTGCATTGCCGTAACCCCGCACAAGGTCCATTCGGGCGGGTACCCCATGAGCCAGCGGGAATGTTCCGGGTTCAACGGGGCGCCAGAGACCGTCAGCGCATCCGATCCAGTCAGAAGCTCTCCAGAAGCCGTTAACCGGGCCTGCTCCGTCGCCTTCATCAATGAGGTTACGTGCTGCACGTATCGATTGTTCCCCGACTGGTGACCGTTCGTCTTTGATGGTGCAGTCGGAGTATTCCATCCTGCCAATTGGGCCGCGGTGTGCAACGCCATGCCGCCCTGGCGATTGGCGGAATTCCCCGGTCCGTTGGCGTCGGTCGCTTTTGGCGTGGGCCAACCAGTAACTGCGGTCTCTGATGTTCGGCGCACCGATGCTCGCAGCCGGAAACGCTTTACACCCGAAGGCGTAATCCATGGCTTGTAGGTCAGCGTGTACAAGGTCGACCCAGTCATCAGCGTCCTTGCTCGCAACTTGCTCTCCAAGGATGACTGCAGGTTCTCGCTCGCTGATGAGGTGGTTAAAAGCGGGCCAGAGGTGCCGCTCGTCAGCAAACGCAGCTCCTTTGCCTGCCGTGCTGAAAGGTTGGCACGGGCAGGAACCTGTCCAAACAGGTCGATCGTCAGGCCATCCAGCGAGTCGAAGCGCGTAGGCCCAGCCACCGATGCCGGCGAAGAAGTGGCATTGGTCGAATCCGCGCAGGTCGTTTGGTCGTACATCCTCGATGCTCCTTGTGTCAATTTCGCCCCAGGGGATAAGACCAGCGCGCATGCATTCGCCGATCCATGCGGCCGCCTTCTTGTCGAATTCGTTGTAATACGCGGACATCAGTTGGCCTTGAGTGCTTCATCGCGGACCAGCTTGCCGAACGCCAGCACGCGGTCGTCGCGGTCGGCCGTCGCATCCCACAACGCTTCCAACGCAGCGTCGTCGAGCGCCTTATCTGCTGGCGCTTGTTCCTGCGGCGCAGCGGCGAGCATGGCTCGGTAGCAATCGGCGGCGTTCCAAGGCCCTGCACCCAACGGCAGCGATCCGGCACCGGCATCTTTCATCACGCCCGTAGGCTCGACCGGTACCCATGCGAACCCCGTAGCCGCTACCGCCTTCGAATGTTTGCTCGCTGCACTTGCGTTAAGCGCACCTGTTGCAACGGGATTTGCGTTAAGTGGATCTGCTGCTGGCGGTGCTGAAAGAAGGGCGCGCAGTTGTCGAGACAGATCAATGAACCTGTGAAACCCCACGACCTCTGCGGCGTTTTCTATTTGCCGCAATACCGACGTGATCTGCTCATCCGTTACTTGCGGCGATGCCATATTGTCTTTTGTCATTTCAGGCTCCAGCGTGTTCGACTGCGTGATAGTGGATGGTCATGCCGAGCTTGACCGCGATGTGTCGTTCGAGAGTGGCGCCGGTGGATTTCTCCCAGCCTGGAAGCATGATCACGGAATCGCAGGCCATCATTGCCGCGATGTCCTTGCGCATGCAGTCGTTCCATGAAGCCGAAGTATCTGGGCAGAGTTCTGCCGGATTAACTACTTCCAAGCCCTGATTGCGGTAGAAAACTGCCGCAGCGTGGAAAGCAGGGCGGTTCTGATCCGGGACTCCTGTCATCGGGCCGGCAAGGTATGCGATCTTCATGGCTACAGCGTGGCGTCGTGATCGTTGGAGAATGTGCGCACCACGACAAGCTTTTCTTCTTCGTGGCAGAAAACGTCGTACGCTTCTTCCATCCAGTCGATGGCTTCTGGTTCTGCGTGCTTACCGCCGCCATACCAGTATGTCCAGCCGACCCATGAGCCATCCGGCAATTTTGCGGCTACGGCTTTGGATTCGTAGTGGCGCGAATAGTCGCAACGCAGGCCAGTTTCAACTTCACCGCCGCGTACCTCTTGAATGGCGTCCTGCAGGTATTCCATGCCGTCGTAGATTTCATCGATCGATTCATCGGTGATTTCTTCGGTGACCGCTGTTTCGTCCCATTCAAGGCATTTCAGCAGGATCAGGTGCTTAACTTTTTGCTCTGGTGTCATGTCGTCCTCACTAAGTATTTGTTTCTGACGTTTTGTCGCGCTGACCAACTGAGGCGCAGATTTCAACGACTTGCTTGCATTCTTCGACGCTCATGTATCCGATGTGCGTCTTCTTCAAATCAATTCCCAATTTCTCGGAAAGCCATCTGTATCCGGCGCGTCTGGCTTTTGACTTGGTGCAGCCATCCCTCCGAATCTTTGCCTGCCACAGAGGATCAAAAGCCGCATGAGCCTTTATCTTCCAGTCTCGCAACTCGGCATTCGCAAGTCCGCCAAGAGCGTTCGTTGTTCCTTCGTGGCACCCGACCCATGCGCCACAAGGTATGCAAGTCCAAGTTGGCCCGTAGTCCCTCCAGTACGGATATCCTTGGTCGCCCTTGTGAAGCAAAAGCGCTGGTTGCTGGCAGTAGCGGCATGTCTTTTTCTTTTTCATGCTTTCCTGCGCATGTCGCGCTGGCTAAGCGCGTCGTCATGACTAAAGCCACGGCGCAACCGCTCGATCACTGTCGAAGGATTCAAGCCAAGTTCGCGCGCCCACTCGGTTGCCGTCCTTGCGATCCCGTCGCGAGTAATCAAGATGCAGCTTGATCGGTTCGCGTTTTGCTGTGCCATCGTGGCCCACCGGCAATTACCTGGCTCATAGTTGCCCTCAGGATTCGGAAACCGATCCAGCGTGTAGCCGACCGGGCATTCGCCCATGTCTTCCGCAAACGCCTCGTAGCTGGACCAGCGCTCGCAGCACGAAACGCCTGCGTAGTGCTCCGCATGATGTTGGTCGCGCTTGCCGCTGGTGCGTTGACGCATTGCCTTCCAGCGGCTATAAGTCAGCGTGCCATGACCGCCATGCTTAATATTCCCGATCTTGTTCATGAAATACTCCGCGGCATGTTCTTCACGGCGCCGGTTATAACGACGAGAAGATCATAGGCGACCTTGTAAATCGGGAGCTCGGTATGGATGGTCATTTGACTAAATCACTGAATTATTGAAGAACTAATCTGCGGACGGCGCGCGCGCGGAGCGCGGGGTACGTGTGGCTGCTGCCCTGGTAGCCGTGGCAGAAGTGCTGATACCAGGCCCAGCCGTCGCCATTCGCTTCGGACGACCAATAGGCGCGTGGCTCGAACGATTCCTTCACGTTCGCGAACAGCAGCGATTGCTCGCGGCGTGTTGGCAGTTCGCCACCGATACTGGCCGCCCACTTCTTGGCGCCTTCCCAGTTGATCTCGTCGTTCTTTCCCGGCAGCAGAAAGATGTGCTGATCTGGCTTGCCATCCTTGCCCAACAGGAGGCCGGCGTAAATCTCGCCCTCCCGCTGGTTTTCTTTCAGAAACTGTTCCTTGCTCATCTCAAGCTCCGACGTTGGTTTGAATTACTGAATGGTTAAATAGGCAATCTGCGGACGGCGCGCGCGCGGAGCGCGCTGGTCGTGCGGTAGTCGTTCTGGCTGCCGTAGCTGAAGAGCTGAGACCAGGCCCAGCCGCTTTCGTCGTGATGCGTTTCGTTGCTCCAGTACCAGTCTTTCTTGAACAGATCACGATGGTTCGCCCACAGCATGGATTGTTCAATGCGGTTCGGCAGATCGCCGCCGATGGACTTCGCCCATTCCAGTTGCTCAGCATGGGTGGCATCGTCGTTGTCGCCTGGCAGCAGCACCAGGTGATACACCTCGCCGGCAGAATTGCCGATCGCGCCGATGTAGATTTCGCCCTCAGCCAGCGGCGGGATTTGGATCTGGTTCATCTTGCTTTTCTCCTTATGAGTGAGGCGGTTGGGTTGTTAGGCCGGAACCCGCTATCGCAGGTTGGCAGTCCGGCGGCTGCGGGGGAATCGCTAGAATGGGATGTCGTCATCCATGTCCGAGAAGTTCGGAGCAGGGCGCGTGGCAGCAGGTTGGCGCTCTTGTTGCTGATCGCGCGCTGGTGCCTGGTTGCTTTCAGGACGGCTGCCAAGCATCTGCATGCTGTCGGCGATGATTTCGGTGGTGTACTTTTCGACGCCGTCCTTGTCGGTCCACTTGCGTGTTTGCAGGCGGCCTTCAACGTAGACTTGCGAGCCTTTTTTCAGATACTGGCCAGCGATTTCAGCCAGCTTGCGATAGAAGGTGATGCGGTGCCATTCGGTGAGTTCTTTTTTCTCGCCGCTGGTCTTGTCCTTCCAGCTTTCGGTCGTGGCGACGGCGATGTTGGTTACGGCTTCGCCATTGGGCATGTAACGCGTTTCGGGGTCGCGGCCAAGGTTGCCGACGATGATTGCTTTGTTGACTGATGCCATTATTTGACCTCTTTATAGATTTCTTCAACAAGCATCAGAAATTCAAACCGACGTTCTGATAGCCGATCAATTTCACTTTTGCATTCATCCCGATTCAGGCGATGAACAATCAGTTGCTTACCAACTGGGAATTCAGAGCAGTAGCTGACAAAATCAACGTATTGACGTTTAGTGCAATCCAAATGCCCGATTAGCTGCCAGCGGTATGCAGGATCAAAGCTGCCGCGTTTCATCGTCGCGTAGTGAACTGATGCAATCACTGACTTGATCTCGATCACGCCATCATCACCAACCAGGCCATCAGGTGAGTCGCCATACTTTCCCCAGTCAAAGAAGCCGCCGTTTAAAATATCTACAAACTTTTCTTCTTCGTAGAGCATCCGAGCTATCGGCTCTTGCTGGTGCCCTCGCTCTGTATGCTCGTTGGAGAACCCGGCCTCAGTCTTATTTCCCGTCGCACGCTCCAAGGCGATTTGCAATGCGTATCGCTTTGCCGGATCGCCGAATGCCTTTCCATCGTTTGCCATGAAGCAGGCAAAGTTAGATGCAGTCGCCTTTCCGCAACGTAGTGCTTGCCAGGCGTCGGTGTTCTGTTCGACGTCATGGAAAATCATTGATGTACCTCAGCACATTCAGACATCAGCTGTTCTTGGTGCTCCGGCGAGATGTCGACGCGGGAAAGAACCGCCTTCAAGTTTCCATCTCGCTTGAATGCTGCTTTCGCGTTGTCCCATGCTTTGGTATTCTCTGGTGTCAAATATTTCTTTTCCGGGGCATGTGGGCTGATGCGTAGCCCCTCAACAAGATCCTTACCGAAGCGCACGTTTGGATCGACGTAGATCGTGACGCGAACATTCTGCCAATCGTCAATGAATGGCGAGTTCGTCAGCGCTTTCATCGTCTTGCTATTGGAGGCGTTGAGAATCATCGGCTTGAGCTTTTCACCGGCGCGAATCTCCTTCTCAACGAAGTAGGCAGTGTTGAACTGATCCTTTGTTTTCTTCGTCAGATCAGCGGCCAATACAACATTCTTCACCGTCAGCACAGTTGGCTCAACAATGTCTGCGCTGCTGAGATATGGAGAGTCAAATGCTTTTCGGTAGTGGGTTTTGTCGTTGCTCATAATGGTCACCTATTATTTTTCGCCGGCATTCCGGTCATGTATTCAGCCTGGCTCAGCAGCGCCGGCCATTTGTTTGCGATGCGCTGCGCCATCTTTGCTTCGCTGGCTGCTGCTGCGTTCTTGCGGTCCTCATGGCCTTGAACAGCGCCCATGCCGTAGAAAATTGCGATGACTGCTGCATATACCGCGGCGATTCGGCCAGCGCGGCGGAGCAGGCGGCGTGTACGCGGCCTCATCGGATTGGCTCTGTGATCGCCAAGCAGAGCAGGCACAGTGTCCCGAACGCAGCCAACAGCCATAGAAGCGTATTGAGAAAGAATTTCATGGCAGCACCATCATGGCCCGATCAAGCAGGTAGTCGACCGTCGACACCAGAACGAGAACCGCAGAAACAAGAGCGCTTTGCATTTTTATTCCCCTGAAAAATGGAGGCTTTCACTCAACTGCCTTGCCCCTCCCGGCCCATAGACGCTAGTCACTACGCCCGCGGTCGCAAGTCTGCTTCCGGACGCTGACACCGGATCACGCCTCGACCTTCTCAGGCTCGGCCAACGTTTTGAAATTGATAAAAGACTAAATAGGCAATCTGCGGACGGCGCGCGCGCGGAGCGCGCGGTACGTGCGGTTGACGCTCTGGTAGCCGTGGTAGAAGTGCTGATGCCAGGCCCAGCCGTTCTCGGTGTGCGGCTCGGACGACCAATACCATTCGGACTTGAAGTGCTTCTTGGCGTTGGCGAACAGCAGAGATTGCTCTTGCCGCGTAGGGAGCGAACCACCGACTTTCTCAGCCCATGCAGTCGCATCGGCGTGGTTGACGTCGGTCTTTTCGCCCGGAAGAAGAATCAGGTGATGCGTCGGCTTGCCGTTTTCGTCCAGAGCAATGCCGGCGTAGATTTCGCCGTCGCGCAGGGCAGGGACGGAAGCAACCGGAGCGGCGCCGATGTGCGTTTGCAGCCAGGTGCGGAACAGGTCGGACGTTGCAACCGTGATCTTTGCGCCACCGATTTCGAATGTCGTTTCTTGGGTCATCTCGCTCTCCATCTATCAGGTAGGGTTAGGCGTAAATAGAAACGTAGCCGGACGCATCAATTTCATAACCAACGCGATCAGACAAAAAAGTGACGCAGGAATCGCGCAGCTTGGAAGTAAAAATAATCTTTCCACTCTTCAAAACACGCCATGCGTTATCGACGGTGGTGATTTCGTATTTGCATTTACGGGCCATTTCCATCTCCATCTATCTAGTTGCGCGGTGCTTTGCGTTTGGTTTGTTGTGGTTGATTGGTTGGACGATGGGGTGGTTAGGCGAATGCCGAAACGATCAGGCCAGCAATGAAAGGATCAGCAACTTCTCGATCAACTTCATTGACGCCGTCGTCTTCATCAAGATCGCCCGGAATGAATCCAGATTTGATGAGCGGCGCATACAGCGAATATTCCCAACCGCTGTTACCGAACGGCCTCTTTCCGCTGAATCCCTCACCTTCAGACCAGAGAGTAGAAAGCAGCGCGCGAAAATATTCGCGCACACTCACTTCTTGGCCCAGGTCGTCGCAGTAAAAACGGACATCAAGTGCGTCGGGATTGCTGCCAACAGGTGGCGCTGGTACGTAGCTCACACCGTCAATAGTTACTTGCATTCCATTTCTCCTGTCGTACTGCGTTGTTCTGCATTGCGTTTGTCGATGGAATAAGTATATGTAACTAAACAAAAGATGTAAAGCAAAATATACAAATAAGTTAAATATTTTTATGCGGGCGTAAAAAAGCCGCCCTGATGGCGGCTATGGGAAAGTGCTTAGTTGAATGAGAAAAGGAGTGCTGTACTGTTAATTGTGCATTATCCGTAATTGCACAATTTGTTAGTCATTTAGCTCGAATGTGATTTGATCTTTATATGGATTGAAATGGGCGCACCCCAGAGGCCTCACTGCCGGCTTTCCAGTCGGGGTTAAAAGGCTATCTTGGATTGCGCAAACGTGAATCGGCCGCAGACTTTTTTTATCCGTAGGATCGCGCCCAGCTGTGACAAGGGATTTCACGAAATTTTCTGTGAAGCGCTCAATCTCATCGCGGACACTTCCATTGTCTTTATATGAGACAGTAATTTCAAACGACGTTGGTGTCGAGTTTCCGTCAATGGTATGGAGAGATGATGACATCCTACTTTTCGCCAGAGCTGACTTGATGTAAGAACTGGTTTCCGCTGCCGTTGCTTGCCCGGTTGACTGAGAAAAAACGGGGGTGGCGGCTGTGGCGAGTAGGAAAATGATTAAAAGTCTGTGCATTTAGAAATCGGTTCCACACCATACTTTGATGACACGGGCGAATACCTCAAAGTCCATATCAGGTTTTATTGTCCACGTATCGTACTCCGGATTCACAGATTTGACGCGTATTCCCTCCCCAGGAATGCGCTGCAGTCGCTTGATGAAGCCCTCATTGCCGACGCGGAAGAAATAGACAGCATCGACGTCGACGGTGGTTACGCCACGATCTACCAGCAGCGGGTCGCCTGGATTGAACATCCCCCGCATTGAATCTCCGAATCCGGTCACGATGGCGAGATTTTCTACTCTTGAATAACTCCGGACGTTTTTTTGCACCCAATCTGGCGAAACTACCCAGCCCTGTATGACGCCGGGCTGGTCCCGTAACAATACTCCTGTCCCCATTGATCCCCCTGAGTCGTATTGCGGTATCTGAACAATAGACTCTGTTTTTCTGTTTTCTGGAAATGAATAAACCATAGCGCCGGACGTCGTCTCGACGTCTGATTGTTCCGGTTTAGTGCGCATTGGCGGCGTTCCTTGCATTACCCAATCTGCACTAAATCCAAGCTTAGCCTCTATGTTCTTTGCGTACTGATAGCCCATCGATTCGTTCGATCCGGCAATCCACTGGCTAACGAGCCCACGGGTACACCCGGCTATTTCTGCCAGCCTAGTTTGTTTGCCGCGGTCGGGTCCTTCCATATCGGAAAGTATTTTATTAATTCGCTCTTGCATGGTCTTCATGTATAGGAATCTAACAAATCAAATGTATATTTGGCTTTACATATAACGGTTAGGTGTCTATACTTTGCGCATGGATGCTAAACAAATCATTGATTCGGTGGGTGGCCGAAAGGCTGTCATAAAAATGACGGGCCTTACTCGTGGCCGAATTTCTCAATGGGTTACGGAGAACAGTATTCCGAATCCTTGGATGAAATTCTTCCAAGCCAAATTTCCAAAAATTGACTTTGCTGCGACAGATGATTCCAGCAACCGACCCTCCACGTAATTTTTTAAAGACATGATTTTTCATGTCTTTATTTTCGAAGGTTTCCCACTGGGAATGTCACTGGGAAGTTGATTGAATTTTTATATCGAAGAAGAACATGAATCTGATGCAACGCCTTGATGCGCCTAGCGTGGTGCCGATGTCGGTGGTGATGAAAGCCAGGACTTTCCGTGATGCCTGCCGTGCGGCATGGGCGGCCCGGCCAAAGAACATGACGACCGCGATGCTGTGCCAGATGACCGGCATGCGTCCGTCGCACGCATCGGAGTATTTCGCCGACGGTGAGACAGGTGCAAAAGGCCGTGAACTGCGCGACATGCCAGCGAAGTATCTTCCAGCGTTCGAGCAGGCCATCGGTAACAGCTTCCCGTCGCAATGGCTTGCCATGCAGTCCCAACTCACCATTATGGAAGCGCAGATCGCGGAGCAAAAGGCGGCGCAATGGGTCAAGTAGTCATAGCTGAGGTTTCGTTCCAAGAATACGCCGCCGCACGCGTCGAAGACTTCAAGTCGCCGACAGAGCGCGTGCTGATGAAGTTGTTCGAAGCCAAGGGCATCGTGATGCGTGGCGACCAGCCAGCACCACCAGCAGACGTAGTTACCGACACAGAAAACCAACGTTTCGTGATTCGCCAAGAGCAATAGGAGATCGCATGAGTGCGCAATTCAAGGCAGGAGATATCGCAATTCTTCAAAACGGCCACTCTGGCTGGGCTCGCTTCAATGGCGAGGAAGTGACCATCATCGGCGGCCTTGAACTGCGAGAAACGAATTTTCACGGCACCCAGCTTACCTATTGCGTGATCCATCCCGAATTCCACAAATTTACGTCGAACCAGAGCAATGAAGTGTATGTGCTTCCGAGTCATCTGCGCCGTCGAAATCCTCCTGAAGCGTTCGCAGGCGAAATGCGTGTGCGCGAGCTTTTCGACGTTGCTCCAGTAAAAGAAGGAGTGCCAGCATGAACCAGTCCGGCCAACAACTAGCAAGAGAAGGCGCAGCACGCGCCGCAGAGAAAGCTGACCGCATGTCGCCTGACTGGTCGGAGCTGGCGCTGAAGGCTGTCCGCGACTACGCGCTGACGCATGACGAGTTCACCACCGAGGATGTGCGCCTTGCTGCTGAGAGCGTGGTACCACCGGCGCCGGACGCGCGCGCCTGGGGTCACATCGTCCCGCTGGCCGCGAAGTGGGGCATCTGCTCCATGACCGATCGTGTCGCCCGCTCGAAACTGCCGGCGTCGCACAAGCGCCCGTTGTTCGTGTGGAAGTCCAACATCTATCGGGTGGCAGCATGAGCCACGAAGCAATCTCTCAAGCCGCCGCGCTGCTGTTCGTCCTGTTCCTCGGCATTTTTGTTCTGGTGACTCAATGACCCAGACGCTCATCATGCGCGACCGCCGCGTCGAAATCAGCCCTGCTGAACAAGACGCCGTCCGTAAGGTATTCACGCAAGCCCTGCGCGGCATTGACGACCAGCACAACAAGCGCTGGCAGAAAGTGCTGCGCACCTGGTTCGGCCTGGAAGATGGCGAGATAACAACCGTCGATACGCGCCACCCGCGCAGTGGCCCGTTCCATCGGTTTCACATGGCGATGGAGCAGGCGGTGTTCGACGCGCAGGAGCGCTTTACCGATTTCGAGCAGTTCCGCAACTGGCTGAAGGTTCAGGTCGGTCACGTCACATGGGTACCGGGCCCAAAGGGCGGCATCGTTCCGCTTCCCAAGTCAACGAGCTACGCCGAGATGGAAGAGGTTGAAATGCGCGAGTTTCACGAAAAGATGCTTGCCGCGTTCCATGGCCCTGTCATTGCGCCGTTTTTCTGGAAGCACCTCGACCCGGAAGAAGCCGGCGGCATGATGAAAAGCATTCTGGACGGCTTCGAAAAATGAAACGCACCACGCCCCTAAAGCGCACCGGCTTCAAGCCGAAGGTATCGGCCAAGCTGGGCATTCTGCGCACGGCGACGCTGCCTGATCTCAAGAAGGTGAAGAAAGTGTCCTATCTCCGCATGCGCAAGCAGCCAGTCCCAGCCCATGAAACGGCGCATTTCCGTCGCGTTGCTGCGCTTCCTTGCGCCGAGTGCGGCATCGAAGGCTACAGCCAGTGCGCGCACTCCAACCGATCAATCGACGGTAAGGGGCTCGGCCTCAAGGCGCACTACCTGAACACCTTCCCGCTGTGCTGCACGCGCCCAGGTGAATACGGCTGCCATGCCAAGCATGACCGCCTGATCGGCGTATCGAAGGCAGAGGCCGACGAACGCACGGTCCAGTACATCGCCGAGACGCACAAGAAATTGGGGATTGAGAATGGCTGAGAGCCAAATTGAAGCCACTTTCGCCCTGCATTGCCGCGCCGAGAAGCTGGCGCCGGTACGCGAATTCAAGTTTCACCCGACCCGCAAGTGGCGTTTCGACTTCGCTTTCCCCGATCGCATGATCGCGGTCGAGTGCGAGGGCGGCGTCTGGACTCAAGGCAGGCACACCCGCGGCTCTGGCTACATCGCCGACCTGGACAAATACAACGAAGCGCAGCGCCTTGGCTGGTCGATCTTTCGATTCCACGCCGGCGCGGTGATGAGCGGTGAAGCGATCCGCTTCGTCAAGCGAGTGCTGAATCCACAGGATGAAAAGTAATGCAACGAGTACCACTATCCAAGAAGCAACGCTTTGCAGTCTTTAAGCGCGATGGATTTTGCTGCCAATACTGCGGCGCCACGCCGCCGGCCGCTGTCCTCGAAGTTGACCACATCAATCCTGTGGCAAATGGCGGATCCAATGTGGACGACAACCTGATTACCGCCTGCTTTGACTGCAATCGCGGAAAGGGTGCCGAGCTTCTTGGCGTAGCCCCAGCGTCTGTCGTAGACAAGGCGGCCCTCCTGCAGGAAAAGATCGATCAGCTGAAAGCATACGAGCGCTTGCTGAGGGCGAGAGAAAAGTCGATCCAAGAATCGATCGAACGAGTTGAGGCGACATTTCAAGAACACTTCCCGGGCCGGTTTTTCAAGCCGAAGTTCAGGCAATCGGTACGCGGCTTCCTTGAAAATCTGGATACGTTTCAGTTAATCAACTACATGAATTCAGCCTGCTACAAGCGCGATTCCGATGCCGAGCATGCGATTAAGTATTTCTGTGGAATATGTTGGAACGTCATCAAAGGTAGAGGCCGCTAATGGCACGCGCACGCAACATCAAGCCGTCTTTCTTCCAGAATGAGGAATTGGGCGAGCTATCCCCGATCACTCGCCTGGCCTTCATTGGCATGTGGACGATCGCAGATTACAAGGGCTGTATCGAGTTCCGCCCGAAGCGTTTGAAGGTGCAGTTGATGCCTTACGACGATTGCGATTTCGAACAGATCGCGAATGATCTGGATAAATCTGGATTAATCGCGATTTATACGGTAGCAGGACAGCGCTACATCAAGATCGTCAAGTTTGAGCAGCACCAGAACCCGCACAAGAACGAGCGTGAGTCCGGCAGTGACATTCCAGACTTCGACCAAGCATCCAGTATTGGCGCGGGTTCTAGCGGTATCCAGAATAATCCAGATAAAAACGGAACTGCTCCGGCTGATTCCCCCTTCCTGAAACCCTCTTCATTGAATCCTGATTCCGGATTGCAGGGAAGTTCGGCGCAAACGCCTGCTCCGGCTGCGCCGAAGCGAACACGCAAATCCGCAACCACTCCTTTGCCTGACGGCTTTTGCATTTCGGAGCAGGTCCAAGCCTGGGCCGCGAAGAACCGGGTGCAGAACCTTGACCGCCACTTCGCATCGTTCATCGACAAGGTGAAGGCCAAGGGCTACGTGTATGCCGACTGGGACGCCGCCTTGCGCAACGCGATCAGCGACGACTGGGCGAAGCTGGGGCAACAGCAACAGGCGCATGGATCGTCGGCATCCGGATCGCAACTCGGCAAGGCTGGTCAGCAGACGGCGGCGGCGGCGCAACAATGGCTGGAGCAATCAAATGCATGACCAAGACAAGGTGCGATTTGCGACGCTGCTGACTGGCATTGCGGACTACTACAACCGGCCATTGGCGACAGCGGTGATCGAGCTCTACTGGCAAGGCCTGCTGCAATTCGACCTGGCTGCCGTCGAGCAGGCGCTGTGGCGCCACACTCAGACCACCGACGATGCCGGCAAGTTCATGCCGAAGATCGCCGACCTCAAGCAGATGCTGCTGGGGAAGACAGCAGACCAGGCCGCGATCGCATGGACGAAGGTCGACACCGCCGTGCGCTGCGTCGGCACCCACCGCGACGTCGTGTTTGATGACGCCCTGATTCACCGCGTGGTCGCCGAGCTCGGTGGCTGGATCAAGCTGGGGATGGCGGATGAGAAGGAATGGCCGTTCATCGCGAACCAGTTTCAGACCCGGTACCGCGGCTACCGGATGCGCAACGAGGCGCCTGAGTACGTCCCGGTGCTGACCGGCATCGCCAACGCGCACAACGGCAAGGAAGGTTTTGCCGGCCAGGAACCGATCTTGATCGGCGAAGCCGCGCAGGCCAAGCGCGTGATGCTCGGAGGAACCACCACGGCAATGATCGGGATGCGCCAGTTATCCGACGTCGAGCACGGCGCCGCCATGCAGAGAATCGAGGCAGCGTGAAATGCCTCGAATGCAAGAACCTGGACCTGAAGCACGCCCCGAAGATGTCGCGCCACGGTTTCGGGCACTGCAAGCAGGAGGGCCGCAGCTATGTCCATGTGAGCGTTACGTGGAACCGGGAGTGCGGCAAGTTCAAGGCGGTTGACGAAGCGACGATCGGCGAACGGTCGATCTGGTTGGCAAAACAGAACGGAGATTGAAATGAGTGCAGCAGGACTATTCGAAACGGTGAAGGATGCGCTGAAGTTGGAGAACGACGCTGCACTCGCGCGCCGCCTCGGCTTCGACCACGCGGTGATCAGTTCGCAACGCTGCGGCCGCGTTCCGGTCAGCGCCCCGGTGATCATCAGCATCCACGAAGAAACCGGCTGGCCGACCAAGAAGATCAAGGCGTTCATCAACTATCAAGATCCGGTGGCGCCATGAGCACTCCCGAGCAAGCCCGGCAGCAATGGTGTCCGATGGTGCGTATGTCGACCGTCGCGCCAGTTCTCGTTTTCCAGCCAGACGGCAAAGCTAAGCGCAGTGACATTGTGGGCAGCTTCGGTGGCTCCGCGAACACTGGCGGCGAGAACCGTCGCCGAAACGATCCGGATTACCGTCCTGATGCAGACACGCGCTGCATCGCCGAAAAGTGCGCGATGTGGCGGTGGTTCGCAGTCAAGGATGGGAGTTTCGCGGCAAATACTTGGCCTCCCGTCCCGTCACCAGTAGTTCACACAGATTGGGGTTACTGCGGACTGGCTGGGCGCCCGGAGATCATGCGATGAGCTACACATTTGATCGTGAGTGTTTGCTGCCGAAAATTCCCGTATTGGAATGCTCGATCCTGTTTGAGCGCCGCCCAGATGGAAGCATAGGCTACCTGTCCGTCTCGCCGACTGCCCCGCGACCAAGCCACTACACGCCGCCACGCAAGCGCTGCCTTTCCTGCGGCGCGATGACCAATCCAGCCGGTGACCTGCCGTGCAACCACTGAGGAGGCAGCATGATCAGCTCAAATAAAGTTTATAGGCCGGAACGCGAAATCGGTTATGAGCGCGTCAATTCAAACGGCTACATCGAAATCAAGGTCAACAACGGCGTGCCTCACCATAAGCGCTGGAAGCTGAAGCACGTCCTGATTTACGAGCGACTTCATGGCGCCGTTCCAGATGGGAAGAGGATCGGGTTTAAAGATGGCAACAAGGCGAACTTGGCAGATGAGAATTTGACAGTAACGACGAGGGAAGAGGTGATGCAGCGCAACGCATTTCACAACTACCCTCCGGAAGTAAAAAATCTCATCGTCGCGCGAGGAATTCTAAACCGGGAAATCAACAAGATCGAGGAAGAGAAATGACAGCGCAAAAGAACATCGGCGATCTGAGGACGGTAATTTTCGACACGATCCAGGATCTGAAAAGCGGTCGGATTGATACCTCCAAAGCCAAGGTCATCTCAGATCTGTCGCAGGTAATGGTGAATTCGGCAAGAGTGGAGGTTGACTATCTCACCGCAACAAAGCAGAAAAGCAGCCCATTCCTCGGCGGAGAGACAAAAATCCTGCCGCCGGGAATCACGGGAATCACGCGACACACTTTGGAGGATGACTAACATGATCCGCACAATTACAGAATGGATTTTCCCGGCAAAGAAGGCCGCGCGGTTGAAGAAGGAGCAAGCATATCGGGATTCGGTTGCTGACAATATAGAAGCCATTTTGCGCAGTGAAAATTGGGAGAAATTAAAGGCCATGCACGTTGCAAGTCGGCAGGACGGAGAGAAAGCGAAAAAGACGCCGCCTCTCACCGCCAAGAACGCGGTGTTGCGCGGCCGCCAACTGCAGGATGCCTCGATCGGCAGCCGCACCACGGCGCCGGTGGATTCGTCCAGCAACGACCTGACCAATGCACTCCTGCTGAATTCGCTGATGAGCAGCCCTTCGGCTCCAGAGCCAGCGCGCGAAGTGGCCGGCCACGGCGGATCATTCGACGGCGCCGGCGCTTCGGCAGACTGGTCGTCCTGCTCGTCATCCAGCGATAGCAGCAGTTCGTACTCGTCGGATTCGAGCAGCAGCGACAGCAGTTCTTCTTGCTCGTCGGGGGATTGAGATGAGAAACCGAATTCCATTTGCGGCGTTGACGGCAGCTTTCACGATCTGCGGGTCATGTGCTGGGTACTACCTCAACGGCAATCCAGCAGTTTCATTTGGCATTACCGCAGTCCTCGCTGTGATCGGTGGCTTCGCAGCGGCGTGCTCTGGGGTAGACCTGTGACCTGGAAACAGGAACTAGCCGCGCTACTCCGGCTGCAGGTCGCCCGGATCGGCAAAGAAGAGAGCAGGGCGCTTCCGAAGCATTGCTACCGCGATCCTAGTTTGCACGTTGAATTTGAATCAGAAATCCGGCGCCGGGAAGCGGCGAAGCAGAAGCGAAAGGAAAAACGATGAGAGTGAAGCCGACGCCCGGGCCGTGGAAATGGTGGACAAGCAACAGCTTCTTGCGTTTGACAGGCAGGGATGGTCAGGACGGTGGCGTGCTGCATGCAAGCGTTGGTTCGTCCGGCTGCGCCACGGTGACAGTGCGAGAGGGTGACCGCGCGCTGATCGCCGCCGCCCCTGAGCTTTTGGAGGCGCTGGAAAAGATACGAGACTATTTTTATGTGAATGGCGAGGGGCGAGGATGGAAGAAAGTCCCATACGAAGTTTGTTTAGCCGCCATCAAGAAGGCAACCATTCCGGAGGATGAAAATGAACGATAAAGAGCTGGACGCCTACTGCGAGGAATGGGTTCACTGGTGCTACACGCGGAAATTCTATCTGCAGCCAGGCGCGCAGAACATCCTGGCGCGCATGCAGCCGAGCAAGTCCAAGGAGCCGCCGAACGCGCGCAACAGCGCCGAGATGCAATACTTCAACATGGCGGTGCATGCCATGGCGGACATGAAGGAACACGAGAGCGCATACGCATGCTTCAAGGCTTGCTACGTTGAACAGCCGGATAGCCTGAAGCGCGAAATCGCCCGACTTGAAATCAGCCGGGGAACGTATTACAACCGCACGCGCGCCTTCACACGGCAGGCTATTTCGTTGGCGCGCAGTCTTAAAACGGCAGCAGACGCCATGCGGAAAGCTGACCTTGTGTCGTCTGATTAATGTCTAAATATTTTGGACAATAAAATCGCTGCGATTTTGAACAAACCCCCGTAAAATCCGGGGTTATTGGATAGTCTGAAAAACTGTCTGAAAAATTAGGCCACTTTGCAGATAGCACTGGGCCGACGAAGCCCTGATCCGATTGGACGGGGCTTTTTGCATTGCGCTTTCAGAAATGGCCGCTGTGACACTGCCGATGCGCGGACCTGAAATCCACGCTTTTCAGTTGCCATTTCTGAGAGTGACAGCCGGTTGGATAGCACCCGTAGCGCAAAGCGAACAGCCTATGTGCAGTCCGGTGTCGGACAACCACGGGAACCGCCAGCCGCCTCCGTTTCGGCGGATTCTCTCAACTACATAGCGGGATAGAGCAGAGGCAGCTCAGCAGGCTCATAACCTGAAGGTCAATGGTTCGAATCCATTTCCCGCTACCAGTTTTCGCGTCCGTAGCTCAATGGTAGAGCCGCTGCCTTCCAAGGAATAGAGATGACCGAAATCTGGCGCGATGTTGTCGGCTTCGAAAGCCACTTCCAGGTTTCAAATCTTGGGAGGTTGCTCAGCAAACGTACCAATAAGATGCTGAAGCAGGGAACGTCAAAATCTGGTTATAAAGTTATATCAACCAGAGTTGGTGGCCGCGCCGGCAAATGCTATTGCCTGAAAGTTCATCGTTTAGTAGCAGAGGCTTTTCTAGCATCTCCATCGGAAGCGATTATTGCGAAATGCGCGACTGAACACTATGGAAAAGTTATCGTTAGGCATCTCGATAACGACAAAGAAAATAACAGCGCGGGAAACCTGGCATGGGGTAGTAGCCAAGATAACACCGATGATTTCAAGAAAACCCCGGCGTTTTCTGTGCATGTTAAGCGCCTCAAGGAGCATCCGCCTACCGGAAAAGCCGCTGTCGAACTGCGCGACTACATAAAATCGCGCTACCAGGCCGGTAGCAAGACCGATGGCGCCCGCGCCCTCGCGAAGGAACTCGGTATTCACCATACCAACATTGCAAGAATTGCGGGAAACCGTGCATATAAGGATGCACCGTAACCGCTCCAGTGTCTCCATCAGCCCACCAGGTCGACCTGCCCGTTGTCGGAATTCTGGCCGCGGGCTTTTTTATTCGAGGTGCGCATGAGCGTCAGCCAGGTCAAAGTCAACGTGCGGATTCGTCTGCGCTGGTGGCTACGCCCGTACCTCTGGACGCTCGTCGCGTTCTGCGTGCTGACCAAGCAACTCCCCGACGAAGAAAAGCTGGCCTATTGGATCACCAAGGGCCTCAAGACAGACGTTTTCACCCGATAGCCGGTTCACTCGGGACAAAGGCCGGCAGCCGCCGACGTAGAAGGCCTAACCTTCCGCAGAACACCGCGTTTCCATAAGGCGCGGGCGGCGGCACTAAATATAGGAAGAATCATGGCGCAGGATAAGAAAGCGCCGGACTGGGAGCGCATCGAAGCTGATTACCGGGCCGGCCTGTTGTCGGTACGGGAGATCGCAGCGTCTCAGGGCATTACCCATGGCGCCATCAATAAGCGCGCCAAGCGTGACGGATGGGAGCGCGACCTTACCGCGAAGATACGCGCCAAGGCTGACGCGCTGGTATCCAAACGCGAGGTATCCAAGTTGGTATCCGCTGAGAAGCTGGCTACCGATAAAGGGATCGTTGAGGCGAACGCCGAGGTTATCGCCAACATCCGGATCGCTCACCGCACGGACATTCGCCGCAGCAGAACGCTGGCGATGTCGATGCTGGCCGAACTGGAAGTGCAGACCGCAGACATTGGCCTGTTCGAAGAGCTGGGCGAAATGCTCCGCAGCGAAGATGACAAGGGGCAAGACAAGCGCAACGACCTGTACATGAAGGTCATTGCCAGCGCCGGCCGCGTCGACAGCATGAAGAAGCTGGCGGAAACGCTGCGCATCCTGGTCGGCCTGGAGCGCGAGGCATACAACATTGCGCCGGACGATTCCGGCAACGAGAACAAGGCACCTTCGGGACTTTCGCACTTCTATGGAGACTCCGAGTAAGCCGACGCTGAACCCAGCGCTTAAACCGTTCTGGATGAAGAAGGCGCGCAACCGGGTTCTGCATGGTGGCCGGGCGTCAAGCAAGTCTTGGGATGCGGCGGGGTTCTCGGTGTATCTGGCCGACAACTTCAAACTCCGCATCCTATGCGTGCGGCAGTTCCAGAACAAGATCGAGGAATCGGTGTACACGCTGCTGAAGCAGCAGATCGACCGGTTCGGCCTGACGACGCGGTTCCGCATCTTGGACAACAAGATCATCTCCCGCGAGACCGGTACCGAGTACCTGTTCTACGGCTTGTGGCGCTCCATCGATGAAATCAAGTCGCTGGAAGGCGTGGACATCCTCTGGATCGAGGAGGCGCACAACCTGACCGAGGAGCAGTGGAAGGTGCTGGAGCCGACCATCCGTAAGGAGGGGTCGCAGATTTGGGTAATATTCAACCCGAAGCTGGCAAACGATTTTGTCTACAAGCGGTTCGTAGTGGACCCGCCGCCGAACACGATTGTCCGGCAGATCAACTACGACGAGAACCCGTTCCTCAGCCAAACGATGCTCGAAATCATCGCGGCGGCCAAGGCCGAGGACGAAGAAGAATACGCGCACATCTACCTGGGCGTCCCGAAGCAGGACGACGAGGGTGTCGTGATCAAGCGCAAGTGGCTGATGGCCGCTATTGATGCTCATAAGAAATTGGGCATTGAGTCGACCGGTAGCAAGCGGCTTGGATACGACATTGCCGATAGTGGCGACGACAAGTGCGCCGAGGTGTTTGCCTACGGCTTCCTGGCATCGTGGTCGGACGAGTGGAAGGCCGGCGAGGACGAACTTCTGACGTCTTGCGCGCGGGTCTACGGCGAGGCAATCGTCCGCGACGCATTCGTCAACTATGACTCGATCGGCGTGGGTGCTTCGGCCGGCGCCAAGTTCAAGGAACTGAACGAAGCGCGCCGCGACGGTAAGCGCGTCCGGTATGCGAAGTTCAATGCCGGCGCAGCGGTCTTCAAGCCCGACCAGATTTACGGCAGCAGCCAGACCAAAAACAAGGACATGTTCGCCAACCTCAAGGCCCAGGCCTGGTGGCTGGTGGCCGACCGGTTCAAGAACACATACAACGCAGTCATGCACGGCGCGCAGTTTGAGCCCGACGAACTGATCAGCATATCCAGCGAGATGCCGAACTTGGAAAAGCTGATTGACGAGCTTTGCACGCCGAAGCGTGACACAGACAACACCGGCAAGGTGAAGGTCGAGAGCAAGAAAGACCTGGCGAACCCGAAACGAGTGGGCGGGCCGCAGCCGTCGCCGAACTTGGCTGACGCATTCATTATGGCGTTCGCCCCAGTGCAGGCGCCAATGGCAATCAACAGTGATGTTTTAGGGCGCACATGAGGAAAATCAAAGGATGGCTGCGGCGCGTTTGGCTGGCAGCCACCCAAGATGCGCCTGCGCCGGTCGCTCCTGCACAGCCGGAACGTCCATACAAGATCAGCCCGACGCTGCTGGCCTTGGCCGCCAAGGACATCAACGCGACGCCCGAGCAGGAGTTCAAGCCTTACGAGCCGCCTCCGCATGTTGTTCCGGCCGATCAGAAGGAGGCCGCGTTGGCGATGGACCAAACGCCATACGGCTACATCAACGAGACGTTCTGCCACGCGCATTTCCGCGGCTATCCGTTCCTGTCGGCCCTGACGCAGTTGCCCGAGTATCGCAAGATGTCGGAGACGATCGCAAAGGAAATGACGCGCAAGTTCGTCAAGATCCTGGCCGTCGGCGACGAGGACAAGTCGGACCGCATCAAGCAGATCGAAGAGGCGCTTGTGCGCTTCAAGGTGCGCGACGTATTCCGCCAGGCTGCCGAGATGGACGGCTTCTTCGGGCGTGGCCAGATTTACATCGACGTCGACATGCCGAACAAGAAGCTGCCGGCGCGCGACGACCCGAACGAGTTGCAAACACCGTTGCTCATCGACAAGGCAAAGATCACCAAGGGATCTCTGCGCGGGTTCCAAGCCGTGGAGCCAGTTTGGACATACCCAAGCGCCTACAACACTGTTGATCCGATGGCGCCGGACTTTTACAAGCCGACGAAATGGTTTGTGATGGGCAAGATTGTCCACGCATCACGCCTGATGATGTTCATCTCGCGGGAGGTGCCGGACCTGCTCAAGGCCACATACAACTTCGGCGGCCTGTCGCTTTCGCAGCTGGCGATGCCGTACGTGGATAACTGGCTGCGCACGCGTGACAGCGTGTCTGACATGATCCACAGCTATTCGGTATCCGGCATCAAAACCAACATGCAGGATGTTCTGTCCGGCGCCAGTGATCAGGCATTCCTTGACCGCGCCAAGCTGTACAACAACATGCGCGACAATCGTGGCGTGTTGATGCTGGACAAAGATTCCGAGGACTTCTTTCAGTTCAATGCTCCGCTGACCGGCCTCGACAAGCTCCAGGCGCAGGCGCAAGAGCAACTCTGCGGCGTGACGAGCATCCCACTGGTGAAGTTCTGGGGCATCACCCCGACCGGCCTGAACGCATCCAGCGAAGGCGAGCTCGAAGTATTTGACGACGAGATTCTTGGTAACAAGAAATCCATATTTTCCGGCCCGTTCAAGACTGTGCTGGACGTCATCCAACTTTCCGAGTTCGGCGAGATCGACCCGTCCATCACGTTCGAGTGGGAAGACATGGCCGAGATGAGCGAACTCGACATGGCGACGATCAACAAGACGAACGCCGAGACCGACAACATATTGATCACCGCCGGCGTCATCAGCCAGGACGACGCGCGCGAGCGAATCATTGCTGACCCAAAGAGTGGCTACACGGCGCTCGAAGCGAATCCCGATCTGGGAGATGACGGCGATGAGGACGACCAGGATGGCGACGAATAGGATTGTTTCGCCGACTGGCAAGCCAGAAACGCTCAAGCCAGTTCGTGGCAACGCCGGCATCGAGGCCAAGTACCGCAAGAAGCTGGACGCGCTCATCAACGAGATGAACGATTCGGTGCTGTACTGGATCTCGGCGGCATACAAGGCGAACACGCCGGAAGCCGTCGCGCTGGACGAAAGCCCGGCGATGGCGATGCGCTCGGCGATGAACAAGGTCGCGCGCCGCTGGCAGGCCAAGTTCGACAAGGGTGCCGACAAGCTGGCAGCCTGGTTCGCTGACAGCACGCGCGACTACAGCGACACGGCGCTGACGAACATCTTGAAAGAGGCCGGATTCTCGGTGCAGTTCAAGAACACCGCGGCGGTGAACGACGCCTACCAGGCGATCATCGGCGAGAACGTCAACCTGATCAAGTCGATCGCCAGCCGGAACCTGACGCAAGTCGAGACGATGGTGATGCAGTCGGTGCAGCAGGGCCGCGATCTCGGCACGCTATCGAAGAACCTACAGGCTGAGTTTGGCGTGACCAAGCGCCGCGCCGCGCTGATTGCCCGCGACCAGAACAACAAGGCCACGGCGACGATCACGAAGACGCGGCAGCAGCAGCTGGGAATCACGCAGGCGAAGTGGCGGCACAGCGGCGGCGGCAAAGAGCCGCGGCACTCACATGTGGCCGCCGACGGCAAGACATACGACATCGACAAGGGCATGTACCTCGATGGCAAATGGACATGGCCGGGCGTCGAGATTAACTGCCGCTGCACCGCGCAGCCGGTCATACCGGGATTCATAGATTAACAAGCACCTTCGGGTGCTTTTTTTACGCCTAGAGCAAACATGCAAATCAACTACAAGCCCGAACTGTTGGCGCTGGATCGCGCATCCGTGCGCACCGTCGACACATTCGGGAAGTTGCATGTGGCGATGTCGAACATCAGCAAGGCGGCGGTCAACCCGTACATCGGCCGGGAGATTCCGTGCTGGCAAGAGCTCGGCCTGGACCCTGATCGGGTCTACATGCTGTACCGCGATGCCGACGAACTGTCGCGCGCAGCATCGACGTTCAACAACCTACCGATTCTATCGAAGCACGTTCCCGTGTCGGCGGAGAAGCCCTCGCAGGAACTGGTCGTCGGGTCGACCGGGACCGATGCCTGCTTCGAGGCTCCGTACCTGCAGAACTCGCTGGTTGTCTGGGAAGCGATCGCCATCGCCGGCATCAACACCGAAGTTCAGAAAGAGCTGTCCAGCGCCTACGCGTACGAGGCAGATATGACCCCTGGCGAATACCAGGGCCAGCCTTATGACGGCGTGATGCGCAACATCGTTGGCAATCACGTCGCCCTTGTCGAAATAGGCCGCGCCGGGCCGGATGTGGTGGTCGGCGATACCAACCCCTTTATCACTATGGAGTTTTCAAATATGAAAGCATCGCGCAAAGCGATTGCGGTCAAGGCAGCTTTGGGCGCTTTCCTGCACCCTCAACTGGCCCAAGACGCGGCAATTGTTGACCTCGGCGCGCTCGTGCGCGGTGTGAAAGCCGCAACGATCGCACAAGACAAAGCCCGGATCGTCAAGGAAGTGAAGGCGAAGATCCCCGGCATCGATGAAGCTGCTCTGGCTCAAACGATCCAGATCGCAGCAGACGGCGAGCCCGACGGCCCGGAAGACGGCGCCAAGAAACCGGCCATGGACGAAGACGACCAGCGTGAAGATGAGTCCGACGAGGACTACAAGAAGCGCATGGAAGCCAAGAAAGTCGCCGAAGACGAGGACGACGAAGACGACGACAAGAAGAAAAAGGACGACAAGCCAGCCATGGACGCCGCTTCCGTCAAGGCTCTGCTTGCCAAGAACACCGCCGAAACCGTCGCCCGCATGAGCGCCATCCGTACGGCTGAAAAGGAAGTGGCCCCGTTCATCGGCGAAGTCGTCGCCCTGGACTCCGCCGAAGCCGTCTACAAGCTGGCGCTCGATGCCACAAATATCGACCTGACCGGCGTCGATCCAAGTGCGTACAAGCACCTGGTCAAGATGCTGCCCAAGCCTGGCGACAAGAAGGAGCCGAAGCCTATGGGCATGGACTCCGCCGCGACCGCCGATTTCAACAAACGTTTTCCTACGGCCAAAGCGCCGATCCGGGGGTAAATCATGGGTTTCCAAAAAACCGTCAATCAATATCTGCCGCCAGCAGTCGAGGGTGATTTTGCTTCGGCAAATCCCCGCGCCTCGGTGCTGGCATCCGAAGGTCAACTGGTCGCTGGCGCTGCCGGCGTAACCGTTGGCCGCTTTGCCTGGGCGAACAGCTCCGGCGTCGTCCTGAACTCCGGTACCGGCGCGCCGTCCGGTTTCGTCCATCGTGAACAGCAAGGCCTGATCACTGTGTGGCTGGGCGAGCAAACAATGCTGGTACCGCAAGGCCTGCCGGTCGTCCTGCACAACGAGGGCGACTTCTGGGTCAAGAACACCGTCGCAGTGGCGGCCTTGGCAAATCCTCGCTTGAAGGCCTTCGCATCGCTGATCGATGGCTCGGTGCAGTTTGCAGCCACTGGCGCCACCGCGTCCGGCCTGACTCTGACCGCAAGCACCGCAACCAACGTGCTGACGGTCACAGTGACCAGCGGCGTGATCCTGACCGGCATGCAAGTGACTGGTGCGGGCATCCCAGCCAACACCTACATCACCGGTCAGCTGACCGGCACTGCGGGTAGCACCGGCACCTACTCGTTGTCGACCACCCCTGGCACGGTCGCCAGCGAAACGATGACCGCCTCCGCCTACGTGGAAACCAACTACGTCCTGGGCGGTTTGTCCAACGGCGGCACCGGCGCAGTCGGCGAGCTCGTCAAAATCACCACCGGAGGTAAACAATAATGCGCCACGCAGACTTTCGCATGCTGGAGAGCCGCTACGGCATCCACATTCCCATGGCGGTCGACTACCTGGACAAGGAAATCTCGCACGATTTTTCCATCGCTCAGGATGCTCAGCCGTCGCTGGTCACCGTCAGCAACAGCGGTATTCCCGCTTTCCTGGCGAACTACATCGATCCGGATCTGATCAATGTCCTGGTTACGCCGATGAGGGCAGAAGAAATCATCGGGTACAACAAGAAGGGTGATTGGGTCACCCTGACCACGCAATTCCCGGTGGTTGAATCGACCGGTGAGACCAGCGCCTACGGCGACTACAGCGAGAACGGATCGTCTGGTACGAACTTCAATTACCCGACACGTCAGTCGTTCCATTTCCAGACCATGACTCAGTGGGGCGAGCGTGAAATGGAAATGGCCGGCCTGGGCAAGATCGACTACGCAGCGCAACTGAACGTGTCCAGCGCATTGTCGCTGAACAAGTTCATGAACCGCTCGATGTTCTTCGGCATCTCCGGCCTGCAAAACTATGGCCTGTTGAACGATCCAAACCTGTCGACTCCGGTTACCGGCACTCCGTGGTCGGGGCTGGATGGCGCCGGCGTGTACACCGAGATCGTCAAGATCTACAACCAGTTGGTCTCCCAGACTCGCGGCCTGGTGAAGCGCGATGCTGTCATGAAGCTTTGCATGTCGCCTGAAATCGAGGTGAACCTGCTGAAGACCAACCAGTACAACGTCAACGTCAGCGATCAGCTGAAGAAGAACTTCCCCAACCTGACTGTGGAAACCGCGGTGGAGTACAACACCGCGGGCGGACAGCTGGTCCAACTGATCGTTGAATCGATCGAAAACCAGAAAGTTGCGTACGGTTCTTTCACCGAAAAGCTGCGCGCGCATCCGATCATCCAGCAAACCTCCAGCTGGAAGCAAAAGAAGTCGGCAGGCACTTGGGGCGCCATCATCCGCATCCCTATCGGTATCGCTCAGTACCTGGGCGCGTAAGCGTAAACAGGAACACTACAAGGCCCGCTTCGGCGGGCCTTTTTCATTCAAGGAGAAGAGAACATGGGTGCAACAGTTTCCGTGGCATGCAAACTGCCACACGGCCTGCATATTCAACTGCGCAAGACCGAAAAAACCCGCGATGGCGAAATCTCGCAGGGTCATGGCCCAGTCGTCACGCTGAAAGGCGCGAATCACCACGAGGCCATTGCCGGCCATGGAATCACGCATGGCGTGGACAAGGAGTTCTTCGACGCATGGCTGAAGCAGGAATCCGGACAGCCTTTCGTCAAGAACAAGCTCGTCTTTGCGCAAGATCGCGAGGCCTCGGCAGTGGCCCAGGCAAAGGAGCAGGCCAAGAACGAAACCGGCTTCGAGGGCATCGACCCGAAAAAGCCAGGCGATGGCTTGAAGCCTGAGAACTACGAAGGCATGCCTGACTCGTTGAAAGACAAGTAATGATCGGCGTCGTTTCCTTCGATCCGGCGGCGTTCAAGCTGCGCTATCCGGAATTCGCCACGCTCAGCGATGACTTGCTGGGGGCGTACTTCGCGGAAGCGACGCTGTTCCTGAACAACACGGCAGCCAGTGCAGTCGACAACCTGATCATTCGCGGGCTGCTGCTGAACATGATGACGGCTCATATTGCCGCGCTGAACGGCGGCGTGAACGGTCAGGCGGCGTCGCCGCTGGTCGGCCGCGTCAATTCTGCCACAGAGGGCAGCGTATCCGTGTCTACCGACATGGGGCCAGTTTTCAACAGCCAGGCGTGGTACATGCAAACCAAGTACGGCGCCGAGTTCTGGGCCGCGACATCGATCTATCGCCGCTTCCGCTACGTGCCTGGGTATCGCCGATGCGCCGGCTAAATTTCAGCGGTGGCGAGCAGGTCGAGGACTTGCTGGCGAAGATCATCCAGAAGGCTCAGGAAGTCGGGACGCTCAAGGTCGGCTTCCTGGAAGGCTCCACGTATCCAGACGGAACAAGCGTCCCGACGGTTGCAGCCTTCAATGAGTTCGGAACGACCAAGATGCCGCCGCGGCCTTTCTTCCGCACGATGATCCTGGAGAAGTCGCCGAACTGGGGAAAGTCCCTCGGCAACATCGCGCGGGCGCAGAACTATGACGTCGCGCGCACGCTCGCCCTGATGGGTGAGGGTATCGGCGGCCAGCTGCAACAATCGATCGTGAAGTACAACGCCGTCCCGCTGGCTGACAGCACGATCGCTCGGAAGGGCTTCGCGAAGCAGCTGATCAACACGGCCAACATGGTCAACTCTGTCGGCTACGAAGTGAATGACAGCGAGAAGGTAATCCTGCCGCCGGCGGCGGAAGGCGGTGGCAAATGAATCTGCACGGCATTGTTTCCGGCGCCATCGGCACCGTGAACCCGCATATCACGGCACTCGTTCGCTACAGCAACGGAAACACAGTATCACCCAGCGGGAAAGTCGTCCCGGCTTACATCGACGCGCCAGGCCAAACTGTACAGATGCAGGCGCTTTCGGGAAAAGACCTGGCATTCCTCGCCAACCTCAATATCCAAGGCGTCCAGCGCGCGCTGTACATGTACGGCGACACGCAGGGAATTGTGCGCCCGAAGGCGAAGGGCGGCGACCTGATCGTGGTCGGCACCGATGTCTGGAAGGTGATCACCGTCCTCGAAACCTGGCCTGACTGGTCGAAAGTCGGCGTAACCCTGCAAGTCTCCTGATGGCAACAATTTCAATCACCGAAGAGCAGCTTTTCACTGCACTTCGGGGCTTCATCACGTCCCTGGTGGATGTGAGCGTGCCGGTCGTTCAAGGGCTGCAAAACCGTGTATCGACGCCCGCTGGCGACTTCATCGCCATGACAGGCATCGGCGCTCAGCAGCTGGCGACGACGACGCAGGAATACGACCGCGTTGCCAGCACGCAAATCAACCAGCAATCGAAGCAGTGGGTCGCCCAGATCGACTGCTACGGCGTCAGCGCAGGCGACAACGCCGCAATGCTCAGCGAGCTGGTGCGCACGCCGTACGCGGCGGCCGCGTTCGCGGGCGGCGGCCTCGGCATCCAGCCCCTTTACGCATCAGACCCGCGCCAGTTGCCTTTCGTGACCGGCGAGGACGAATACCAAGAGCGATGGACCTTTGAGATATCGCTGCAATACAACCCGCAAGTGACCGTGCCGCAAGAGTTTGCGGACGAGCTCGCTGTCGGTCTTATCAACGTCGACGCTGAATTTCCACCTGGAGTTTAAACAATGAGTATTCCTGCATCGCAACTTGTCCAGGCAAATCCTGGGGTAATCAGCGCGGGCGGTTCGGCCCTGGATCTGTTGGGTCTGGTATTGACCAACAGCGCCGCGGTCCCGATCGGCGCCGTCCAGCCATTCGCTACTGCCGACGCGGTCGGCAACTTCTTCGGTCCGACGTCGACGGAGAAAGCGATCGCTGACATCTATTTCGCCGGCCGTGACAACGCGACCAAGTTGCCCGGCCGCCTGCTGTTCTCGCAATACCCAGCAGCACCGGTGGCCGCTTACGTGCGCGGCGGCAGCCTGGCCGGCATGACGCTGACCCAGTTGCAAGCCCTGAGCGGAACGCTGATCGTGTCGATCGACGGCACGGTGAAAACCTCGTCGTCCATCAACTTGTCCGCGGCAACCAGTTTCAGCAACGCCGCGACCATCATCGCCGCCGCCTTTACATCGCTGGGCGGTACCGTCGCCTACGACAGCCAGCGCGCGGGCTTCACGTTCACTTCCGCAACCACCGGCGTGACATCGACCATCGGTTATGTCTCCGGCACGCTGGCGGCCGGCCTGCTGCTGACACAGGCCACTGGCGCCGTGACATCGCAGGGCGCAATTGCTGGCGCGCCGGCTGCTGCCATGGATGCCATCGTCGCAGTTACGCAGAACTGGGCGGCTTTCATGACCACGTTCGAACCGATCACCGCCGACAAGCTCCTGTTCTCGGCCTGGGTGAATGGCAAAAACAAGCGGTTCGTGTATGCCGGCTGGGATACCGACGCCACTGCAGCGCAGGCGAACAACACCACATCGTGGGGCGTGCAGGCGCAGGCAGCGAATTACGACGGCACCGTTCCGGTCTACCAGTCGCTGGCGCACGCCGCCTTTGTACTGGGCATGATCGCCTCGATTGACTTCACCCGCACCAACGGCCGTATCACCTTCGCCTTCAAGGGTCTGGCCGGCCTGGTGCCGAGCGTGACCGACGCGACGATCGCTATCAACCTCGACGCCAACGGCTACAACTTCTACGGCGACTACGCCACATCGAGCCAGGACTTCCTGCTGTTCTATCCAGGCAGCGTGACCGGAAAGTATTCGTTCTTGGACGAGTACGTCAACCAGATCTGGCTGAACGCCGGCCTGCAGCAAGCAATGGTCATTCTGTTGCAGCAAGTCAATTCGATCCCGTACAACAACCAGGGCTACGCGCTGATCGAGTCGGCATGCATGGACCCGATCAACCAGGCGTTGAACTTCGGCGCCATCCGCACCGGCGTTCCGCTGTCCGCCCTGCAGGCTGCCGAGGTGAACAACCAGGCCGGCGTGAAGATCGACAACGTTCTCGCAACGCGCGGCTGGTACCTGCAAATCCTGCCGGCGACTGCCCAAACGCGCGGCCTGCGCCAATCGCCGCCGATGACCCTCTGGTACATGGATGGCGGCAGCGTCCAACAAATCACCCTGGCGTCGATCGTCATTCAATAATCAGGAGCTCAAACAATGGCTACATTGACCACCGCAAACAGCGTATTCGCACTGTCGATTCGCGGTTTGTATGACACGGCGCAGATCATCCAAGGGTATGCGACCGACGACGCCTTCGCCGCCGACGACGTCCAGCCGGTCGAAGTACAGATGGGTGTCGACGGTCTGCTCTCGGGCGGCTTCGTGCCGTACCCGACGGTGTTGAACGTCAACCTGCAAGCCGACTCCGCGTCGAACCAGATTTTCGATGACTGGCTGGCGTTCCAGAACTCGGACCGCGAAGCCTACATCGCCGACGCGACGATCATCCTGACCGGCACCGGGCAGAAATATAACCTGACCCGCGGCTTCATGACGACCGGTTCCCCGATGCCAGGATCGAAAAAAGTCCTGCAGCCGCGGAAGTTCGTCATCACCTTCGAAACTTGCGAACAGGCGCCGAACTGATATGGCACGTAAAACCGCAACAGTAACCATCTCGGCCGAGGGCCGCGATAAAGGAAAGTCGTTCTTTCTGACCGAAATGTCGGCCGAGCGAAGCGAAGAGTGGGGCGAGCGCGCGCTGCTGGCGCTGGTACGCGGCGGCGTGGACGTTCCTGAAAACGTGCTTGGTCTCGGCCTGGCCGGCATCGCGGTGCTGGGCCTGAAGGCTTTGCAGGGGTTGCCGTGGGAGCTCACCAAGCCCCTGTTGGACGAGATGTTCACTTGTGTGCAACGCATGCCGAATCCGGGCAAGCCGGACGTTGTGCGCGGCCTGGTCGAAGACGACATCGAAGAAGTCAAAACCCGCCTGCAGCTGCGCTGGGAAGTGCTGAAACTGCACATCGATTTTTTTACCGACGCCGCATTGTTGACACAGGCCCGCAAGGCGGTGGAGGTATCAAAGGCCTCCTCGAATACACAAACGTCAACCGAAGAATCGCCACAGTAGTGTCAAAGCGGCTTGCGACTCTCAACGAGTTGCAGACCGTCTACGGCGCCGAAGACCTGCACAACATGCTGGAAATCATCGTCATCGACACCTACAACGAAAACCTCATCCGCAAGCAGAATCAAGGTTAATACGTGCCGACCATTATCGACTCACTGGTAGTTACGCTGGGGCTTGACCCGAAAGGGATGGTCGCGGGCGCTAAGGCGAGCCAGAAGGCGCTCAAGAGCGTATCGGATGAGGCAGCGAAGTCGGCGAAGGAAATGGAAGCCCGCGGTGAGCAGGCATCCCAGTTCTTCAAGAAGATCCGCAACGAGGCGCTGACCATGCTGGCGGTGTTCACCGCCGGCATGGGCCTCAAGCAGTTCACGCAAAATACGATCAACTCGGCGGCGGCGCTCGGGCAGATGTCCCAGAACCTGGGCATGAGCACGCAGCGCCTGAATGCATGGCAGCGTGCGGCGGAGCGCGCCGGAGGATCGGCCGAGGGCATCGTTTCCACCTTGAAAGAGTCGGCCAACGAGGTCGCGAAGTTCAAGATGGGCCAGGCCAGCGACTCGACGCAATGGTTCTTCCGCCTCGGCGGCGACCCTGCGGCGCTCAAGGATGGCAATAGTTACCTGCTCGCGCGCGCCAAGATCATCTCGGACATCTACAAGACCGACCCGGCACGGGCTGCCCTCGTCGCATCCCAGATGGGCATCAGCGACGATCAGTTCAACCTGATCAAGCAAGGGCCAGCGGCCATTCTCAAGCTGGTCGACGCGCAGGAAAAGAACTCGGCCATCACGGCCAAGAATGCAGAAGACGCGCAGAAGCTGCGCAACAAGTGGCTCGATCTGCGGGACACGCTGACCTATACCGGTCAGACGGTGTTGATCGCCCTGATCCCGACGTTCGAGAAGCTGGTCGAAAAAGCCCAGGTGTTCGCGCAGTGGGTGCAGGACCATAAGGAAGATATCGTCATCTGGGTGGACTCGGCAGTCAAGGCCATCACCGAGCTCGTCGTGATGTTGGACAAGGGCGCCGAGGCGGTCGGCGGCTGGAAGAACGTCCTGATCGCGCTGTTGGCGCTCAAGGTGCTGTCTTTTACAGCGAGCCTGCTATCAATGGCTGCTGCGCTCGTGCGTATTGGTGGTGCGCTTGGCGTCATCGGCGGCGTCGGCGGCGCTGCTCTCAAGGTCCTCGGGCCGCTGGCGTTGCTGTTTCATAGTGGCGACCTGAATGCCGGTGAAGAGCAGGAGCTCGCCGCACGTAGGGCGCAAGCCGGTTCGGCTGGCGGATCCAGTGCATCCGGCGCCGCGCCGACGGCTGGTACCGCCGACGGCGTGATCGATTCCCTGGTAAAAAAGGGATGGACCAAAGAGCAGGCAGCCGGCATCGCGGCCAACCTCTGGGCCGAGAGCAAGTTCGATCCGAAGGCAACCGGCGACGGCGGCAAGGCATATGGCGTCGGCCAATGGCACCCGGACCGCCAGAACGATTTCAAGAACCTGTTCAAAAAGGACATCCGCGATTCCACACTGGAAGAACAGCTGATGTTCCTGACCTACGAGATGAACCAGGGAAAAGAACAGAAGGCCGGTGACAAGCTGCGCAAGGCGAAGACTGCCGAGGAAGCCGCGGCAATCGTTTCGAAAGACTACGAGCGCCCAGCGGACCGCGAAGGCGAGGCCGCCAAGCGTGCTGCCGCCGCGAAGCAGATTGATTCCGCGTACGGCGCGCGCAACGCTGCAGCGACCGGATCGATGCCAGCCGGCGCGTCCACTACGGCGCCGCAGAAGGCAGTAGGCGGCGGGAACACGTCTAGCAGCGAAACGCACATCGGCCAGGTCAACATCAACACGAAAGCAACGGACGCCAACGGCATCGCGCGCGACTTCAACAAAGAGATGCAGCGCTATTCGACCGGCTCCCAGGCAAACACAGGGCTCGCGTAAATGGCAAATCCAGCATTGGACGTTCCGGAGTACCCGGACGTTCCTGATGAGGACGGTGTTCCTCCCGTACTGCGCGATCCTGACGAAGGCTTGCCGCCGGACGAGGAAATCGTCACCGAGGATGAAGTCGAGCCGACCGTATCGAATGATCCGTTCTGGGGCCTGTACGACCAGCAGGGCGAGAAGGTGCTGGAGCCAGATTCGTTTCTGGGCGTCCGGTACCGCGACGGATCGCGCATTGTCGACTACCCGCTGGAGCAGGGCGCGTTCGAGTCCTACAACAAGGTTGCTACGCCTTTCGACGTGGCGATCACCATGGCGATCGGTTCGAACATCGACCAGCGCGAAGGGTTCATCCGGCAGCTTGCGCGCCTGAAGGCGTCGCTCGACCTTTTCATCGTCATCACTCCGGAAATCACGTTCCAAAACGTGAACATCGAGGCATACGACTACGAGCGGCGCGCGCGCAACGGCGCCTCGCTGATCGTCTTCGACATCTTCCTGCGGGAAGTTCGCACGACGGCTGTAGCGGCGTTCTCGCCGGTGAAGTCCGACAGTGCGGCTGAAGACCAAAAACAAGGCCAGGTTCAGGCGCAGGAGCCCGAGCCATTCGTTTTGGGCCGGTATGAAGACCACGGAAGCGCCTGATGAAGATCGTCCCCCTGACAGCGACGCCCTCGCAGACGCTTAACGTCTTGCTTGGCGGCCAGAACTGCACGATCAAGGTGTACCAGAAGTCGACCGGCGTGTATGTCGACCTGAGCATCAACAACGCGCCGGTTATTCTCGGCGTCATCGCCCTGAATGAGGTTCGCATCGTGCGCTACGCCTACCGCGGGTTCATCGGTGACCTGTCCTTCATGGATAAACAGGGCTCGTCCGATCCTGATTACACCGGCTTTGGAACGCGCTTCGTCTTGATGTATTTGGAACCCGCTGACCTATGAGTTTCGTAAAACGCCGCATCGACGTCACGATCACTCTGGGCGCCGGCCAGTTCGGGGACGAGAAGGGCGATACGGTCACGCTGACCGGCTACCGCGTGGTTGCGGACATGGCGGCCGTCGGTGGTGACGCCCAGGGCCAGCTGCAGCTGCAAATCTTCGGCATGCCCCTTTCGCTGATGAACCAGCTGACGACCATCGGCCCCGTGATGACCGAGATTCGCGGGAAGAATTCGATTCTGGTTGCGGCCGGCGACGAAGGAAGCACGTTGAGCGTTCTATTCGAAGGAACGATCGATCAGGCTTATGCCAACTTCCAAACCGCTCCAGAGGTGGTGTTCAACATCTCGGCGCTGTCGGCGTTGACCGCGGCGGTGAAGCCGGTAGCAGCATCGAGCTACAAAGGCTCGACCGACGTCGCCACGATCATGAAGTCGCTGGCCGACCAGATGGGCTTCGCGTTCGAGGACAATGGTGTCGACGTCAAACTGGCGAGCCCGTATTTCCCAGGGACTGCGCTGCAGCAGGTCAAGCTCTGCGCGCGCGCGGCCGGCATCAACTACACGACCGACCGCGGCGTGCTGGCGATCTGGCCGTCGGACGGCTTCCGCGCCGGCGAAGTGCCGCTGATATCGCCGAAGACGGGCATGGTTGGCTATCCAGTGTTTTCGAGCAACGGCATCGTGATCAACGCCCTGTACATACCGACTGTAAAGCAGGGCGGCCAGATAGACGTTGAAAGCTCGCTTGCTGTTGCGACCGGCCGCTGGAACGTTTTCAGCGTCGTCCATAACCTGGAGAGCGAGCGCGTCGGAGGTCCGTGGTTTTCATACATCAGCGGGTATAGGGCGCCGACATGAAGGCACTAGGCTTCAAGGGGCAGCAGAACCCAAATTCAACCGCATCAGGCTTCAACCTGCAGCAGTTCATGATGCGCCAGGTGCTGAACGAGGCGAACACGGCAACACTGGTTCGGATCGTCTCCGTGACGAACGATGGCGATCTATCTCCTGTCGGCTTCGTTGACGTCCAGCCGCTGGTCAACCAGGTCGACGGATACGGCAACGCCGAGCCGCACGGCGTGGTACATGGCCTCCCGTACAGCCGCATGCAGGGCGGGGCGAATGCGATCATTCTGGACCCGCAAGTCGGCGACATAGGCATGGCGGTCTTTGCCGATCACGATATTTCGTCCGTGAAGGCAAACAAGGGCGCAGCGAACCCAGGATCCGGCCGGCGCTTTGACATGGCCGACGGTATGTACATCGGTGGATTCCTCAACGGCGCGCCGACGCAGTATGTGCAGTTCAATGCCGCCGGCGTCAATATCGTGTCGCCGCAGAAGATTACGCTGTCGGCGCCGCTGGTCGAGATTGACGCGTCGACGTCGCTGACGGTCAATTCGCCGCAGTCGAACTTCAGCGGCATGGTCATTATTCAGGGCTTGCTGTCCTGGCTGGCAGGCATGACGGGTAGCGGTGGCGGCGGCACAACAGGGACCATAACCGGTGTCGTTCGCTTCATCGGATCCGTGTTTGCCAACGGCAAGCGCATTGACGATACGCATACGCACACGTCGACAACGCCAGGAACACCGACCAGTTCGGTCAACTGATAAAGAAAGCGCCTTCGGGCGCTATTTTTTTGTCCATAGGATTTCATGAAGACGCTTTTACTCGACCAGACCCTATGGGATCTGTGCAAGGACGCGAGCGGAAACATCGCGATGGCGAGCGAGCCTTATGCGATTGCGCAGGACGTTGCAAGCGCGATCCGGCTGTTCCAGGCTGAGCTCTGGTACGACACGAGCAAAGGAATTCCGTATTTCCAGCAGATTCTCGGACAGCGGCCGCCGCTGCAGTTCTACAAGCAACAGATCATCAACGCAGCGTTGACCGTGCCGGGCGTGACCAGCGCCGAGGTGTTCTTCGTCTCGTTTAAGGGCCGCAAGTTGACCGGCCAAATCCAATTGAACGGGCCCAAAGGTCCGACCATCACATTTTAATCGGGGCATGAATGTCAACTAGCGTACCTGCTATCGTCTTCAGTGACGATGGCGTAGTGCTGCCGCCAGAATCCGCCATCCTCACCGGCGTGCAGGCCGACACCAATGCGGCTTTCGGTGGCGACCTCAATCCCGCGCTCGAAACCCCACAGGGACAGCTTAACAGTAGCGGTACGGCCATCATCGGCGACAAGAACGACGAGATCCTATTCATAGCAAACCAGCTTGACCCGAACTACGCTTCTGGACGCTGGCAGGATGGGCTCGGAGCAATCTACTTTACCGTGCGCAACCCAGCCGTACCGACGGCGGTAACGGCAACCTGCATTGGCCTGTCAGGAACAACCATTTCTGTTGGCGCTCAGGCAGTAGCAAGCGATGGCAACATCTACGTTTGCACCCAAGCAGGAACGATTCCGGTCGGTGGCAGTATTGATCTGCAGTTCGCATGCGCAAAAAATGGGCCTATTGCCTGTCCAGCAAATTCTCTGAATCGCATCTATCAGAGTATTCCTGGCTGGGACTCGATTAACAATGCCGGAGATGGCACCGTTGGCGCCTATGTCGAAAGCCGTGCCGACTTTGAGTATCGCCGGAAACAGTCTGTCGCAGTCAACGCTGTCAACTCAGTGCAGGCCATTTACGCGCGCGTTTTCAACGTCGCAAATGTTTTAGATGCCTACGTAATCGACAACCCCTTGGGGACATCTGCTACGGTGGGTGGCGTCAGCCTTGTAAAAAACTCAGTGTACGTAGCTGTCACAGGCGGAGCAGTTGCAGACATCGCAAAAGCAATCTGGGGGAAAAAGTCACTCGGTTGCAACTACAACGGAAACACCACCTATGCCGTCGTTGACGATAGCGGATATCAAATTCCGTATCCGACCTACCAGGTGACATTCGAGATTCCAGCAGCGCTCCCGATTTTATTCGCCGTATCGATCGCCAATAACACTGCTCTGCCGTCCAACATCGTTGATTTGGTCAAGCAGGCTATTGTTGACGCTTTCAATGGCGCTGACGGCGGCCAGCGTGCGCGCATCGGAGCAACGCTCTTCGCAAGCCGCTACTACGGACCGGTAATTTCAGTGAACCAGTATGTCTCGATCCTCTCCCTTAAGTTAGGGCCTACCACGGCAACTCTGGATAGTTACACGCCAAACATTGACAAGCAGCCGACGATTTCCGTGGGGAATATCACTGTGACATTGGTGTAGTCCATGAAGAACGTCGAACAGACAATTATTTCGCAATACGCGAATTCCCCGACCCTCGTTCAGCTCGTCACCAACATGAACGAGCATATCGATCCTACGGCAGACATTGATAATTTTTACGATGCTATTTTCAATATCAATACAGCGAACAGCTATGGTCTCGATATTTGGGGGCGCATTGTCGGAGTCGGTCGCTATCTGAAGATTTCGGCAAATCCAGACCAGATCGGTTTCAACAACGGGGCCGGTGTGCCTTTCAACCAGGCGCCGTTCAATGGCGGCGTCGCGTCGACACAAACCTACAGATTGAGCAATGACGCATTTCGCACGCTGATTTTTGCCAAGGCTTTAGCCAATATATCCGACTGCACTGCTCCCAGCATCAACCAATTGCTCCGGAATATGTTCTCTGGTCGCGGCAGGTGCTACGTCGCCGATACCGGGGACATGACTTTGCGCTATGTGTTCGAATTTTCTTTGATGCCATATGAGCAGGCCATCATTTTGAATTCCGGGGTATTCCCACGCCCAGCTGGAGTACTAGCTTTTGCTCAGCAGGTCAACGCAGAAAGCACTTTTGCTTTCAACGGCGGTAGCGGACAACCATTTGGGCAAGGCGTATTCAACAGCACAAACAATCTCCTCCCAACAAACTGAAATAGCCAACGTCAACCAAGCCGCCTTCGGGCGGCTTTTTTATTGGAACTCATATGCAACTGAGCAATCTGCCGGCTAGAATCTCGGCCATTTTTGCTGCATCGGCAGCACCTGGATATCGCAATACAATTCCCCTCACGCAAGCAGGGATTGCCCAGCCAGGGCAGGCATCATTCGACGTTGGCTTCCCATCTGTAACAATGCAGCCGGCGGCGTCGGGCGGAATCAATCCGTATGGACAGGATTTTAATGGCCTGGGATATTCTCTGACGTCGGTTCAGCAGTGGCAGTCAGCTGGCGGCACGTTCCCATACGATGCCACATTCTCGACTGCGATCGGTGGCTACCCTAAAGGCGCGGTCCTGATGAATGCCGCGGGTGACGGGTTCTGGTTAAGTCTTGCCGATAGCAACACTTCCAACCCAGATACCGGTGGTGCGAACTGGGCGCCGCTCGATGGGTATGGAATCGCGGCAATTACCGGCCTGACGAATGCGAACGTCACACTCACAGCGACACAGTACGCCAAGAAGACAATCACATTGGCCGGAACACTGACGGGAAATGTGCAGATCATCTTCCCGACAACTCTGCAATCGTGGAATGTCGTAAACAACACTACTGGATCATTTACAGTAACTTGCAAAACATCAGCCGGCACTGGTGCTGCAGTAGCTCAAGGCGGCCAGCAAGTGTTTTGGGGCGATGGGGCAAACCTGAATACCCTGTCGGGGAACGCCGCTATTGTCCTCAACGTGGGAAATGCTACAGCTCCTACGCATGCGATGAATCAGTTATCAAGTGATGCGCGTTACGCGCCTATTGCGGCTGCTATCGTCCCACGAAATTACTTGTCTGGTCTCACGCTGAGTACAGCTGGATCGTCAACAACCATGTCTATTGCAGCAGGAGTTGCAACAGATAGTACCAATGCATTGATGATGTCGCTTGCATCGTCTATCAATAAAACAACTGCAAATTGGGCCGTCGGCAGTGGCAACGGCGGAAAGCTGAGTGCAGCAGCTATCGCTAACAACACATGGTATTACTTTTATGAGATATATCGCTCTGACACCAAAGTGGTAGATGTTGGCTTTGATGTGTCTCCTACTACGCCTACTCTGCCAACCAACTATACGAACTCGCGTTACCTTGGGGGTGCTCTCACCGATAGCTCTGGAAACTGGACAGCATTTACACAGGTAGGCGATGAGTTTTGGTGGGCAACCCCCATTTCAGACATCAGTACTAGTAGCTCGACTACAGCTGTGATTGCAGCAGTGTCCGTCCCAAGAGGGAGCAAAGTAAAGGGCTTGTTTAACCTTGGGTTCACTACCAATACGAGCGGCTCCATCATCATCACCGATCCCGCCAATGTGGACTACAACACCACTTACTCTGGTGGCGTCTCAGTATCTGGCGGCGCCAGTTGGTATAGCCAGGCTAGCTGCTGGACAAATACTTCTGCGCAGATTCGCTATAAATCCAACACAACCGGCGCTGCCATGGTCATCGCGACCTTGGGATGGATTGATACGCGAGGCCGCGTGTAAAAGTAGTTGAGCACATCAGTCTTGGATGAATTAATTGTAAATAATATCAAAATGGCTATGCCCATGGGTAACCCCATTTTGAAGGGGGAGAGGATGCCAGATTTAACGTCAAGCGCTGCGGCGGGGGCTAATGCTATAGCAGTCGGAACAATAACGATCACCGGATCGATTCTTGGCTTGCAATACGACTTGCTTCTAGTAGGTATCGCCGGTGGTTTGGTGGCCCTATCTATGATGCCGCAGACGTCACGAATCAGGATGGCGCTGACGGTGGTAACAAGTGCAATCGTAGCTGGGTACGGGGGGCCGCTTGCGGCAGCGTGGGCAGGTGACACGTTCGCCTGGGCGACAAAAACAGGGGATGCATTGCGCTGGTTCAGTGCATTTGCAGTCGGTGTCTCGGCACAGACCATTGTTCCGGTCGGGTTGAGATTTCTTGCAAACCTTGGGAATCGTTTTGGAGGCTCCCCGCAATGAGCGTCAACTACCTTTTGATTTTCAATCTTCTAGCGAGTGCCGCGCTCTTGGGGCATTCGGCGTGCGTGCTCAATCGTATGACTCACCGGAGCAATCATTTTTCCCGCATCGGCTATATCGTCCTCGCTGTGGGCTCCGCTGGTGTGCTGCTTGGGCCGATTTATGGCCTGATGCGGCCGCAGCTGCCGGAGGTCATCTCCAACGCTGGCGCGGCGAGCGTTCTCATTACAGGATGGTTCTACCGCAACCGGCGCGAGGCCGATAAGAAGGAGCTCGGATCGTGAACCTGGCCCAACTTCAAACCATCATGCCCGCCGCGAAGCGGGCATCTTTGTTTTTGGACTCGCTGAACGCGGCAATGTCCGAATTCTCCATCAACACGCCGTTGCGGCAAGCTGCATTCCTGGCGCAGGTCGGCCATGAAAGCGGGCAGCTGGCCTTCATGGAAGAACTTGCTTCCGGCGCCGCCTACGACCAGCGCGCCGACCTCGGCAACACGAACCCGGAAGCGATCCGCATTGCGGCCGCTCACGGTTCGACGCCTGGCCGGTTCTGGAAAGGCCACGGCCCGATCCAAATCACCGGCTATGACAACCATGTAGCGTTGATGATGGCTCTGGGCATCGACTGCGTTGAACATCCTGAAATCCTTTGCCAGCCGGTTGAGGGATGTCGCGGTTCGGGATGGTTCTGGGACGTCAACAACATCAACAAGTGGGCTGATCAGGGCGACATCGACGGCGTGAGCGACATGGTGAACCGGGGCAGGAAAACGGCTGCGTACGGCGATTCCAATGGTTTCGCCGACAGGCTGGCGATCTATCAGCGTGCGCGAAAGGTTTTGATATGACAGAGATTTTCGCAATGATCAAGATCGTCCCCAGCTGGTGCTGGAAATTGCTGCTGGTCGTGGCCGCGTTGCTAGCGGTAAAGGTCCACGAACAGCACGCCATCAAGGTGACGATGGACGCCTACCAGGCGGCGGAGAAAGTCGCCAACGACCTGATGGTCGACAAGCGCCGAGAGGACAACCGCGCGCTGGCCGCCAAGCAACAGCTTGACTCATCCAACATTCAAAGGAAATTCGATGAAGAAATCGCTACTGTTCGTACTGCTGCCGCTCGTCGTGAGCGCATGCGAATCGGCACCGCGCTCTGTCCCGTTGCCGGATCCTCCGAAGCCAGTGGCGCCGGCGGCGGCAATGGCGCCAATTCCGGAGGCAGATTGGTTCCCGACGACATTGATCGAGATATTCGGGCGCTCGAAGTGAAGGTTGAGGAAGCCTTTGCAGCTGGCCGGGCAGCTCAAGCGTTCATCCGCGCTAACGGCTTGGAACAGTGAATTATTAAAGATGATCTCTAGGTTGATAAAATTAAGGTCGCTGCTGCGGAAATAACTCTAGCGGTTTTAAATAAGCAGCTAACCGGTTTATGCCCAAATCAGTCATATGCATATGGTCGATGAAATAAGGATTTTGTTGTGAGTCAAATAGCGCGCATTGGTCTGAAGGACAGAGGCCTACCGTGACATTAACGAATCTAATGTTGTCCTGAGAGGCCATGTTTTCGGCTAGTCGCAACATACGCAGGTTATCCAATTTGGCTATCGGCACGGATTCCGGAATGTGATGACCGCTTGCTTTTACCAGATCTGGCAAAGGCGCTTGCAATGTTGGGGAAACACCGAAAAGGATCACATTGTCTGAGACTTTCTTTGCAATATCGATCCCCTGAGAGACGCCCGACCACCCGGGATCGACGTAGCTGAAGCTGATCACGATGCCATTAATTAAGATACTCTGGCTAATTCTATCTAAGAATTTTTGGAGGTCTGCAAAACAAATAGTTTTGTCCTCGGCAGACTTTCGCAATGTCGATGGCGGGCAACTGGATTGATGCAACATCAAGAAATTAGTTTCAGGATATGCGCGGCGCAATGCATGCCATGTATCGCGACCGATACTATCGCCCAGTACGAGCACATTATTTTCCTTGCTCTGTGCTTTTAAACATTCCAGCAGCCGATCTTCTGTATTACCTTCGTCATAGCTGCATGGCATTGGACGATCTATTATTTTTTGAGACTTACCGGTGAAACTTCGAACTAGCGTAGTCATGTAGAACGCTTGGTCATCTTCGATACGAGTCAATACTTTCATGTCATTTCCCATAAGCGCTTCACGTGCCTGAGCCAATATCACATTTCGAATATTTGATAAGTTGCTCCAACTTCCGACAAAAACAAGCATACATAGTCCGATAGTTGCCATGCCAGCACTGAAATAAATGGATTTTATCGAGGCCAAAAAGTGTTTCTGACGGATTGGCGTTTCAATGAAACGATACGATAGATACGCTAAAACGCCGGATGCACACAGCGCGAGAGCAAGAGCGGTTTTGGATGGCGAAGGGGAGACATATTTTAGAAAGACTAATATCGGCCAATGCCATAGGTAGAGCCCATACGAAATTAGTCCGATGAACACCATCAGGCGGCTTTTCAAGAAGGACGAAACCAAAGAACCTTGACCGCTAGCAGCGATGATCATCGCTGTACCGGCGGCAGGAATCAGAGCACCGATGCCTGGAAAGTGCGTCCATGATCTGAATGATGCCACGGCAGCGACAATCAGAAGAAATCCAGTGATTTCCAGCGCGTTAGACGATGACTTGCTAGACTTTAATCCCGACAGCGCAAGCGCAGCACCCACTGACAATTCCCAGAACCGAGCGAATGAATTGTAAAAAGCAGACGTGCGCTCAGTTCCACTTAACAGAAATTCAGCGTATGCCAAGGATATTATCAATGTCGATACAACAAAGGTAAGAATCCACTTTCTTGGAAGTTTTGCAGCAAGGAGCAAAGTGACAGGAAAGATGAAATAGAACTGCTCTTCGATCGATAGTGACCATAGATGTAGCAGCGGCGTTGCGTCACCTGGCGCGGTGAAGTAGGAAACCGTAAAAAGGAAGTACCAGTTCGCGATGAAGCTGAAGGCCGCGTAAACACTTGTCGATACCTCGCGCAGTTGCGAATCACTAAAAAGAGAGAATGCGGCCAACCAAGAAAATAAAATGACAGGTAGCAACGGAGGGAAAAGTCGGCGTATCCTGCGCTCGTAAAATTTTGCGAATGAGAAGTTACCATCGCTAATATCTGCGGCGATTACCGAAGTAATCAGAAATCCAGAAATGACGAAAAATATATCGACGCCGACGTATCCGCCACGGAATATTTTGAACCCCCCCGCATGAAACATTAGAACGCTGATAACGGCGACGGCTCGTAGCCCATCAATTTCTGGTCGGTAGTTTTGCGTCTTCACTAATGCACTCTTATATAGGGTTCGAACCAAGAATTATCCACTAATCTACGTCTGCGTAGCACTTGTGATGTTGTAGCGAGGGATGACGTCTGTGAACGCCATACAGCAGCAACAGCAATTTTGAAAAATGACGATGGTGAATAGCGATAGATGGAATAAGATCCAGCATCTGGATACTTAATTAGAAAAACCTCAATGAATTTGAGGGGGACGGAAAAATGCACACTGGCTAAGAAAAAAAAGAAGGCCTGCATCGCGCGCGGCATCGGTGGCGCCGTTGGGTAATGCGGGCTGGCGTACGGCTGTTTGGTGGTTCACATTGGTGATTTTTCGTTTACGATACACTGTGACTTTATACAGTGGTTGTCATGTACGTGAGAGTCAAACAGCTTCGGGAAAATGGGCGCAAGAAACGGCAACGAGACATTGCCGCTGACATGGGAAAGCTCGGCCGTCTGCAAGGCTATGTTGTCGAGAGTTTCCCCGTCATGCACCTTTACCAGTGGGGACCGCCGGCAGTCCAGATGCCGGACCTCTACTTTCCGCTATTTCAGCCGCAGGTCATCAATTTCCGCGAAACCGGTATGATGCTGCGCGGCTGGCAGCGCGATGCCGTCGACTCCGAGGATTCTGCCACCTGCCTGCAGGAGTGGGCTGTTGAGTTCATCCATGAGGAACCGCCTGTCACCGGCGGCGCGACGTCGGATCAAACTCGGCGCGGTTGA